TTCACGAACTTTAGCTACTATATGTTCTATAGCCTCAAAAATATCTTCTACTGTTTCTAAATGTAAATACAACATACTGCTTACATCTACACCAATAACTTTTAAAAAGTCTTGACTAACTGATGTTTCAGTATCTATATAAACTGCTACACCACCCTTTTTCTGAGTTTCAGCTAAAATGTGTGCACCAATTAATGATTTTCCACTCGATTCCAATCCATTGATTTCTGTAATTCTACCTACAGCAATTCCACCATTAGGTTTATTTGATATTGCTAAATCTAATAATGTAGAACCTGTAGAAATAAATTCCTTTATATCTGTTGGTGTTCCTGTTCCACTATCTAAGAAATAAGCAACTTGATCGGTATCTTTAAATTGTTTGTTTAAATTTTCTGCTAATACAGCAGCAAGATCGTCTCTTGTACTCATATAAAACTCCTAAATTAAAATTGGGGGATGTTGCCACCCCCCGAATTTATGTTATTAACTATTAAATAAATCGTCAAATGCATCTGTTGCAGATAAAACAGTATTTGTACTAGTTTCAGCAACTGGTGCAGGAGCAGGCTTAGAAGTTTCTTTCGATTCTTCACCTGCATCTTCTGATTTTCCTGAAATCCAAGATTCAAGAACTGAAGTTAATTCTTCATACGATTGTTCTTTATAGATTTCATTCAAATTCTTCTGATTATTCAAAAGTTTTTCCATAAGATTTGCATCTTCTGTAATTGGAGTTTGGTTTGGTTTAACCCTAATATTTGTTTTAGGGAAAGCCGTGCCCAGTTCTTCAGCAGTTTTAAACTCGACTACAATATCACGACCATTCATAGCATCTGTAATATCAAAGTAATCAGGATCTGTATTAATAGAAAGTAGTTCTTGATAAACTGTCTTTCCAAATCCCCAGAACTTAACACCTTCAGATTCTTGACCACGAACTACAACTGGTGCAAAAGTTCTCATTTTTGCTTCCAATTTTTTACCAATTTGATAATCATCTCTACTACCACCTTCTTTGAGTTTTTGAGAAAACTCTTCGATTGGATCTGGACGACCGTTTGAAATTGGTGAAAGGTAATTCTTCGAGCCTATTTGATAATGAAAAAACAACTCAATAAATGGGTTGTCTTTATTATGCAAATACGGAACAATTCTAATTTGAGTCTGCCCAGCGGGTGGTTTCCATAGATTGCTTACACGAGTATTTGAGTCTTGAAGTTGCGATAACCTTGCTTTGATTGCATTAATATCCATTTTTTAATCTCCTATATTATGCTTTATTTTTTATTATTCAATTTGTAGTTATTTCATTATAACCTACAATAATATATATAAACTAATTCTTGAAAAGTGTATTTTTTTTATTTGGATAAAAACTTTTTATTCATTGTTTTAGCCACAGCCCCAACAGAAGTTACATCAATGAACTTAGCATCTTTTCCATACATTGCTTTAAATGCTTCTTTAGTAGTATCTCTTGTATAATCAGAATCTCCAATAAAATAACTAAGAACTTTAACACCCTTACCACGAATTTCTTTCATCATTTTTTTGGTATGTTTAATTGCTTGTTCATTATAATACCTAATTGTACCATTACTAAACATAGGCATTCCATCTGAAAAGTTTAAGAAGTAAGATTCTTTTTCATTAGAACCACTACTTATTTTATCCATAATAGCTTGATAACATAATCCTTCGGGTGTTGTTCCTGAAGTTCTCAAATATTTAAAATACTTTTTAATATGAGCTATTTTATTTTTTCTACTGTCATAAGCCATCAAAATAGCTGGCATTTCTTCACTTCTTCTACTTTGACGATTATAAGTAGTATATCTAACTGAAACTTCAACTGTCAAACCTTCAATCATTGAAGCTGCTTTACAAATAGCGACAGTAGCTTTAATAGTGTTAGTCCACTTATCTCCACTCATACTACCACTAGCATCAATTGAAATATGTAAGTGAGCGTCAGCGTAACTATCAATAAAGACAGAAGAGAAAACTCTTTCGTTTCCAAAACCTAACTCAGCAATCAATCTCTTATCAATTCTACCACTATCTTTACGAGTCCATTTGGTATCTCTACTCTCATTACGAACTTTAAGTTTCTTACCTAACATAGTTCCAAGTCTTAATCCTTCAGCAACCGTATTATCTGAATACTTCGCATGATATGAATAGTTAGTTAACACTTCACATAAATCATTTTCTAATAAACCATCAGTAATTCTATCAATAACAACACATTTAGTCATACCGTTATTATAAGAATCAGTTCTCCATTCATATTCACCAAGATTTTTAGCACCAACATCAGTTAATTTCATACCTGATTCTTCTACTGCACTTATTTCACTAGCATACTTTTTAGCTAACTTAGTTTTTTTAGTTTTACCATTTACAAAATCTTTCTGTTTATCAAATGCTCTTTCTAATTGTTTTTTCTGTGCTTCTGAAAGAACAATATCACTACCACTTGAATGCCCTCTTCCAACTTCACCACCTTCAACAGCCTTTTTTAATCCTTCAAACTCTTCATCAGAAAGTTCTTTTGATTCACTTTTACCACTACCACTACCTTCTTCTTTTTCTCCATCTTTACTTTCAGAAGCAGGTTTGCTGGAAACTTCTCCGAACTCATCAGTTTCTTCAACACCATCTTCTAAATTATCAAGAATAATGTGGTAGATACTAACTGCTATTTTAAAAGCAGATTTAGTATCTTTAATAGTTGATGGGTGATTTTCTACAAAAAGTAATTTATAAATCTTATCTAAATCAGTAACAGCGTTTAAATTTCTATTCTCATTAGTTAAATTAATTATTCTAAATATATATGAATTCCAATCATTGGAAGTATATTCATCAGATTTTAATGCTTTATCAATCACATTAGAATGGAAATATGATTTATACATTGAATGATAATACCCCTTATAACCAGGAGAGTTTTTAAAGATATGATAATCAATTCGTCTATCTTCTACATAATTAAGAAGCATTTTCAAATGACTAAGTACTGAAGTTTTATCATATCCTTTTTTCTCAGCTTTAAGAATTGTTTCATTATCAGTAACAAAACCACCAGTAAGATTTCTTAGAAATTCGAAATCTGAAAGAAGTATATGTGAACCTTCGTGAAGAGCCAAACCAACAGTACTATCAAAATTCTTTTCTTTTATATTAGAAGAAATAACAACTTTTTTACCATCAGTATAAGAATCTTCTCCACTTTTAAAAGTAACTCTAATATCATTTCTACCAGTAACAATATTAACAAAATTAGAAATAGAACGTCTATAAGATGCAAGTGCTATAGTATCTACTTTTGGTTTTTTTACTTCTTCTTCGCCCCAACTATCAAATATAGAAGTTCTCCTACCAAAATCATCCCCCATCCAAAAGGATGAATTAGAAGTTTTAGGTGAATTAGCACTATATTTTTCACGAAGTTTCATCGGATTAAAATGTTTTAAAACTGGCATCTTTTCTTTATTTTCCTCATTTATCATAGTTGATCTTACACACAAATAAGCTAAAAGTCAAGGTATTTTTTAAGTTTTTTGGGCAAGGGGGCTTAATAGTAATGCTCTGTTTCAGTCCTATTGACTCTACGGGGGATAACCGTATTGACACCATCTTCAGCCCCACCATTCCTTAATTAAATACCTAATTTCCATATAAGATCATACGCATAAAACCAGGTACAAGTCAAGGTTTATTTTATTTATTTTCGATGTTATCTATATCTATAATTTTATATAACTTAGTGTTTATTCTCTGTATACTATCCTCTGAATCGAATAGTAAGATGCAATTCTTATAATCGTCCCAATCAATACTGAATGTTTTGTCTAAAACTCCATTATTTAACTTACGAATTAATGTATTTAATGCATTTATAGTATAAAGAGTATTTGAATGCTTTTTTCTATGTAATGATATTGTATTTCTAACTCCATCAAGAAAATCATCTGTTTTAGGTATATTGTATGTGCACATTAATTGCTTTGGATCATCTATATTTGATAAAATATATATTTTATTATAAAAAATATCATTACATTCCATAATAAGATCAATTGTAAAATCTAAATTATGAATATCCGTAAAAGTACATAATAATTGAGTATTCATTAATCTAACTCGCCACTTAATAGTTTAAGTAGAGCAGATTTAGTACCACCTTTTTCTACAAGCACTCTCTCAAGGTTTCCATCCTCAGTATACTTACTTCTAGTTTTCAATAATGGTATCTCTTTTCCATCATCATCTATATACATTAAAAAGTCTCCCTTTTTCGGATTTTCTGATTTTCTAATTCTACCTGATTCATATAATTCTGTAATTTTAGAAACCATTTTCTCTGCCTCTTTACTTCCCGTTAAAGGAACTCTTGAAACTTTTCCAGCGTTTTGATATAAAAAAGAACCCACTCCTTCAGGAGGATCATGTCCTACAATACTAAACATCATAAAATCATATATCGCGCGTGGATCATCATCAGCTGCATCTAAAACACTATTCATCAGTTCTATATGTAACTCATCAGGATTTTCAGCTTGCATTATTCTTTCCATATAAGCACCTTGCATACTTTCAGGTAATTTTTGTATCTGATGTATATAAGCTGACTTATCAGTTGGATGATGTAATATCATCTCTCTTCTTTCATCACTACCTGGTTCCGTATCGTTTATTGCATCAACTGCACGTCTAGGACCTAATTGTGCTAATTGTACATTTTTTCCATCTTTAACGGATGAAGCAAGTAATGCTGTTCTCTCACCATCAGGAGTTTCCGCATAAATCACAATATCCGCTCTAAACTTATCATCATCTGTTCCCCCTTCACAATCTACCTTAATTTTTGTACCCTCTGGAAAATTACCTTTTTCTAATAAATCTTTTGCAACAGCTATTTCAACTGCTACATTTTTATTACTCAAAATATCTTTAAGTTTATTTGCCATACTTTCAAGATTCTCAGGATTGGTAAAATATTTCAACGCATCAGCACGTAAGTCTGCAATATTTACTACCATACCATTTTTTGTTGTAACCGTTCCTTCTTTCATAAGGGATTCTAAAATTTCAGGTATTTCTTCTTCAGTATACTCTGATTCGCCCAAAGCGTATGCTAAAGCAACTACTCCCTCATATGCAGTTGATTCTCCACGTTTAGATTTACCTACTATAGTTGGTTTTGAATGAACCGATATGTATTTACCTTCTGGTGTCCAAGCGGTTAAATGTTTAGAAGTAACCTTGTTAATAGTATATCCTTTTGCCTTTAAATCTTCTGCTAACTTTTTTATACTCTTTGCTCTACTACCTTTTGGCCTATCAACCACATCATAGTAATATTTTTGTTGTACTTCTCGTTTGCTATAAAGTACAGTAGCTAAATTAATTTTCTCCTCTTCACTCGCACTACTACCCAAATGTAAAGGTATTCCTGTTGATTCCGTTATATCACGTGAAACATTTACAATACTCTCCATTCTTTTCTTTACTTCTTCTGTTTCTAAAGGATCTTTTGATTTTTTTAAGTTTTTTTGTATGTTATTATACTCTTTTTTGAATTTGGGACTCCAATGTTCTTTTTTCAAATCATCATGTTTATCTACAGATAAATCTTTACGATAATCACCCTCTTCACCCTCTTCACCCTCTTCATCTTCTTTACCTCGAGTATAAACCTTTTTTGATCTTGGTGAACTATATGTTTGACCTTTTTTAGCTTTCTTTCTTGCCTTTGGTAATGTATCACCAATCACATCAGCTTTTTCTTCTTCAGTAAGATTAAGATTATCTAATAATGAATAGATAGCCTCAAGACTCCAACCCTCTTTTATAAGTTGATTCTTTAATAACATTACATCATCAGCTCTATTAAAGTTAGGCATACCATCCTTACACTTCCAAGCTATTTCATTTACTATATCTTTAAATTTCATAACGTTCCATAGTGTGATAATTTTTTCCTGTTGTAATTTTGGTTGGATAACCATCTATCTCAAGTGTTTTTTTAATATCATTCAATATATTTTCACCATCTTCTTTACAATAATCAAAAAGAAAAGCATCATAATTATACAACACCAACTTACTCTTCTTATTCAGTAAACATTTCTTTAAAGCTGTTATCAAACTCATATTTCTCTCGGTTTCCATTAACTGAATCATATAATTAAACAGTTTGTTTGGATTCATATCAAATAAATTGTTTTTAACAAACCTTCGGTTATAAATATCGGAAACTACTTGTTTCTCCTTATTATAAGTATTCCATAAAGTATTAACATATTGATTAACACCTTCAAAATACGGTATTTGTTGTGCTATTTCTTTTGTAATACCACCATATAAATATTTAAAACTTAACTTCTTAGAATCTTCATAATTTGTATTATACTGTTTTGCAAAATATTCATGAACAGATTCTTTAGGTAAATCATATTCTATTTTATTTCCAACTAATCTTAAATGATATGAATCAAAATCATATTCTATTAACATACCTTCATTTTTAAATCTGCTAACAAATCGTTCCCTACTTCCATCTGATTTATTTAATGCCGCATAATTGATCCCCCCAAAACTATTTGAAGGACGTCCTGTAGAAGTTAATAAATTATATTGAGTATATTCATATCCATCTTCTGTATATAACCCACCCGCTTCAATAAAATTTAAATTATTAATCATCTCATTATTATATTCATCAAATGTAAAATTATCTAAAATATACTCTGCATATTGAAATGCAAATCTACAATATTCAAGATGTTTCAATATTGGTATGTATTTATTTAAATCTTCAATATTAAAATAATTCATCTCATACCACTTATGCGTTTCAAAATCAAATAATTCATTAACTTTATAATGTTTATTACTTACCGAATGTAAATAATAATGTAGATCGATATAATTTTGTAACTTAATTTGATGAAGAGCTTCTTTTGCTCCAAATATATATGTTTTTTTAAAATTCAAATTTAAATCTGTAACATCTATTTTTTTAGCATCACTATTTGAAATATTAATCAAATATTCATTTTCAAAATCATTTAAATATACTAAAGAAATCGGGTTGAATATACTATGCTTATTAATATCATCATATATAAACTGTACAAAAACTTCTTTGTTTTCTAATTTAGAATACAACTCTTTTGCACTATTACTAGTTTCGACTATTTGTATTTTATTCAATGAATATAACCTTTGTTTTTAACTATATTATTTATAGTATTTAATATAATTATTAATCAACACTTTTAAACCTTTAAATTTTTTATCAGCTAAAAAAACTGCTTCTCTATTAGCTCTCATTGCCCCAATCCTACTTCCCCGTAATTTCCAAGTAATAGCATAATATGTATATAAAGGATCTAAATTCATAAGATTCTTTTTAATTTCAAATGGAACTTTTTCACCTACTTTTTTAGCAAAAAATCTTACAAAAAATCCATTATCATAATCTACTGGTAATGGTATTTGTTTACCTGATTTTATTGGATTAACAAAGTTAGTATCTTGTGATAAAACTTGATATCTCTGTGTATCATCTTCTATAGATAATCTATTAAATGGAACTATAACTTTACTGGCTTTATTATGCTCTTCTCCAGTCATATAAACTATTAAACCATTATTTAAATAATGTGAATGGTATTTTAACCCCGATGGTACTACTCCCCCAAGGGAATATCTAAATTGTTTAAATTTAGTTTTACCTAAAAATTTAGTAGATATAGTTCTTTTATTAATCGCTTTTATTTGTTGTACATTCATTCTGGTTGCTCTCTTGTTCCCTCTCCCTGACTCACGTTAATCCTATTCATCCTACCACTATTTATTAATATTTTGTGGTGGGTTTTTCTCATTTTACCTATCAATTTATTATCTGCCTCCGAAAGTTTTATATTTATAGATCTATTTTCAAGCGTACTTAAAGTAACTGCTTCTTTTACATAATCATCTTTAAAAATAGCTCGCATACCACCAACAATTTCTGTAGTCCAATTAGCTTCACT